GCAAGATTCATATCAGTTTCTGGCGTTAATGCTGATGGTTCTGCTGCGTCCAGTCATGTATCTTTAGTTTGGACTAGTAATGGTGCAAATGCTGGCTTAACTAAATATACAAAAGTACCAACATGGGATAATACTATTGGGGGTACCATTGGCAACAGTGGTTATGGGTTCATTTCATCAGATATGTTTACTGACGGCACCCAGAATGTAATAGATGGTGGAAGTAAATATAATGGCGGGACCCCCTATATTCCTTCCCCATACGCTGCGGATGGATCATTCTACTCTGATTATATTAGAAGCATTGAGGGCTATAATAACGCATTATCCGACTTTAACGGTAAGACTAACACTAGTACAATTGTATCCGTACTCGGTGCTACTGGAGGTGAAGCAGCGAAAGCTTGCAGTCTCTTCTCAACTAGCGGCACATCAGCGGGGGATTGGTATCTCCCATCTTGTGGTGAGCTAGCATACATCATGCCTCGTTTCAATGTAATTAACAGTGCCTTAACCGCTTGTTCTAGTGTACTTCTTGCTAGTAGCGGCTACTATTGGAGTTCTACGGAGTCTGTTAGTCGCCGCGCTTACTACGTGCGCGCGAGCTATGGCTATGTGAACTTCTACCTTAAGGACAATTCCTTGTATGTGCGTGCTTCGCTCTCGCTTTCTTAAAAACTATAAATAATCATAATTTCTCTTTGTTTTATTGAAAATATATACATATCTTTACAAAAAAAAGTGGCATACATTGCAAACATATTAACGGAAGAACATTTCAATGATAAGTGTTTCTATAATGTTGTTAACATAAAGGAGGATTTAATTCCTAATATTCCAACATTGGTTATTGGGTGGGATAAAGCCAAAGAGTGTTATCCAACAGCAAGAGTTTTAGATTGGAAGATTGATTCAAAAACCTATTGGACATACGGGAAAAGAGTTAAGAGAGACCGCTTTGAAAGTGATGTTACAAAATTCAAAGCAATCGCACTGAACAATATTGCTAATAGTATAACTTATTCTTTTTTCAATGTATTAACAACTAACAAGAAACATAAATTACTATTTTTCCAATCACTAAAGGATAATAGTGAAAAGGTTTGTACAATATCAAACAATATGTTATATATTTATTATCCAGAAAAAAACAAAACCATTGGTTTATCATTAAATGATGTCGAATACGAAGGAGGGAACCCCAATAAACTACTGGCAATTCTTCATAATACACCAACAATAAAATTCGTCAACGAATCAGATTATATGAATTTTGAAACAAGACCCATAATAAAAAACAAAAGATTTATTATACCATATCTGTCTTATCTTCAATGTTAAGGCAGATTTTTTCTTTTTGCATACTATTTATAGAGAAAATAACTATGCGATTTATTGTTAAACATATAGATAAATTAGGAAAACAAGAGATACACAGTAATATTACGGAAGTATCTCAAGCAAACCAAACAAATAAAAAAGTAAAAAAAGATAAAGCTATGACAAACGAGAGCATATCAGAAATTGAAGCACTTGCTAGCGCAATGACCCCAGAACAAACAACTAAGAGGATTAAAAAAGACAAGGGTTTAATTGAAAGAATTGAATCCGATAAAATTCTTATCACAGAGGATAATAAACAACTTTTAACTGACTAAATATTATGGACAAGGAATATTTGGCTAAACACAATTTAAGTGAGGCACAAAAGAAATTTCAGCGCATTGTTGAGTACGTTGATTTTAATTATAATATAGATGAAGCAGAAGAACCACAGGGTAACCCCAATATGCCTATGGGGCAAGAAGGTGGTAATGGAAATGAAATGCCAATAGATGCTCCAGAAGAACCAAATATGGGTGGTATGCAGAATATTCCTGACCAAGAAATAGGTGGAGAACAAGATACCAGTCAAGGGGTGGCAGAATTCACACCACAAGGCGGAGAGGGTAACCCAAATATACCACAATACCAAGAAGACCCAACACCAGAGGGAATGGAGTCAGAAGAGGAAGAGGTTATTGATGTTGATGACTTAACCAAGTCACAAGAAAAAACCGAGCATGATGTAAAACACCTTGATAATAAAATTGAAAAGCTCATTGGGCTTATTGATAAGGTACAATCAGACATTGATGCCAATAATCAACACATTGAGGACTTGAAGAAGGAGTTTGAAAAGAGAAATCCTACACAAGTTGAAAAAATGACATTAAGAGCAAAGAAGGGCTATCCGTATAATCAAACGCCAGAATCTTTCTGGGATAAGAAAGAAGCAGAGGGAGATTATAGTGTTGAATCAGATAATGACGGCGAGAACGATGCTCGTTATAAGATTACAAAGGGTGATATTGATAGGGCGACAGATTGGGCCTCTATTTATAAATCAATTGACAATGGAACATTTAATCAAAGCTTGAGAGATATTTTAAGTTTTTAACCATTGGAACAATAAAAACAAGAATATAAACACATTTTCTTCACAGAGAAAGTGTGTTTTTTTCTATATTAAAACTATTTATTGTTGTTAATATTTTGAAAAAACATAATATTTTTATATATTTGAATATATAATTTGAGTCACAACTCAAAAACTTAATAATTGTCTAATTTAAAATTTAAAATGGTTAATGATTTACCAATCAACATTTCAAACGATGCTATCGATAACGAAAGATCGCAGAAAACTTCAGTAGAAGAAAAAAAGTCAACTTTTGACGAGAAAAATTATCTAAACGTGCGTCTATCAAAGGAAGATAAAGGCAAAAAAGAACTCAGAATCCGCCTACTTCCAATGGATCTCAAGACAGGTAGCCCATTTGTACATGTTCACCTTCACAACGTTGAAGTATCTAAGGACATGGTTGAGCCAGGCAAGAAGCCGTTCAAGTCTTACATTTGTTTAAACCCAATCAAAAACTCGTTTATTGAGGCTGGATCTCACTGTCCATTCTGTGAGGAAAATAAGAGAAATTACGATCTCTCACTCAAAGCTGAAACTCCAGCAGAAAAAAAGAACTACCAAGACACATCCCTTTCCTTCAAGACAAAGGAAGCAATAATCCTACGCTGTATTGAGAGAGGAAAAGAAGATGAGGGTGTTAAATTCTGGAAATTTAATGTAAAGTATGATAATACAGACGCTTACCACCAAATTCTTGATTTGTATGAGCAGAGAAAGAGGGAGAGTATGGAGGCAACTGGTGAACCAAAGAATATTTTAGACCTTACAAATGGTAGAGATCTTATCGTAACAATTAATCAGGGTAATACAGAAAACCAAACATCTATCGTTGTAAAGGACTACGGATTCGACACACCACTCTCAAGGGATACAGAACAAGCAAAGGCTTGGATTAACGATCCGAAGACATGGCAAGACGTATTCACCGTTAAACCATATGAATATCTTAAGCTCGTCCTTGATAAGAAAATTCCATGGTTTGATAGAGATGAGAAGAGATGGGTTAGCAAGGAGGAATACGAAGAAAAACACGGTAAGATGATTGAAAAGGCTAATTCGGAGGTTTCAGAAGCCGAAACAAAATATACACAACCAATTACCCCATCAGCTCCAGTAGTAACCAAATCAGACGATGACGATCTTCCATTCTAATATGTGTAGCGGTAAGTTAATTTTTAGATATGGAACAATGAACTCTGGTAAGAGTTTACAACTTCTAGCGACAGCAAATAATTTTCAGGAGAGGAATATTAATTTCATCGTCCTGAAAAGCTGTCTAGATACCAGAGATTCAAATGTGATTCACTCCAGAGCCCTTGGTAATAGAGAGTGTATAACAATCAAGGAAGATACCAATATTTTCAATCTAGTTACAGATATCACTGGGTTTAGCCAATCTAATGGCTTTGGTAATTTAAAGTGGATACTTGTTGATGAAGCACAATTCCTTACATCGGAGCAAGTAGAAGAACTAGGGGCAATAGCTGACACCAAGAATATCAACGTGATTTGCTACGGTCTAAGAACAGACTTCCAATCCAGATTATTTGATGGTTCAAAAAGATTGTTTGAATTAGCAGATACTATTGAAGAGATTAAATCTTCTTGTTCGTGTGGTAGTAAAACAATTATGAATGCCAGAATTAATTACGACGGAAATATCATAGATGAAGGAGATCAAATCGTTGTTGGTGGGGAAGATAAATATATAGCATTGTGTAGAGCTTGCTATTTTTCCAAATTAGGGAAAGAAAATTATAAATAAAATTTTAATTAAAGAAAAATATTATGGCACAACCGTTAAAGAAAAAAGAAGTTTCACCAGTAAAAAGTTTTGCTGATTTTAAGAGAAAAAATGGATATTCATATAATAACGCAGATAAGGAATTAGAGTGGATTATTATGCCAGATGCTTTCAGAGAAGCAACAAGGTTACCAGGATTTCCAATCGGTTTCGTAAGTTCAATTTTGGGGCACTCCAATACATCAAAATCAACACTTGTAAATCACGCAATAACCCAAGCGCAGAGACAAGGAATTATCCCAGTTATTATTGATACAGAAAATGCGTTTGATTTTACATTCGCACAAGCAATGGGTTTTGAAGTGGAACCAATCTATGAAGAGGTGAATGATGAAGAAACTGGCGAGGTAGTAAAGAAAATTACCTCGTATGATGGCAATTTCTTGTATTTCAATAATGCCATTTTAGCCGAAAGATATGGCGACATTGATTATAGTACTGGAAAAAAAACTGCCAAAAAGAGGAAAATTGCAGTCATAGAAGATGTTGCTCAGTGTATAAATGATCTCCTAGACGCCCAAGATGAAGGTGATTTGCAAATGCCATTATTGTTTGTTTGGGATTCTGTTGGAAGTATTGGTTCATGGCAAGAATATGCATCTGGAAAGAAAGCAAATAATCTCTGGCAAGCTGGAGCAATTTGTACATCAATGAATGGGATCATTAATGATAGAATACCGAGAAGCAGAAAGGTTACATCAGAATTCAGTAATACCTTTATTATGATTCAAAAGCTAAGCGTATCTATGTCACCAATGGGTTTGCCTACAGCAAAGGGGCGAGGAGGATATGCGCTACAGTATAGCACAAGACTCCAATTATTCCTGGGTAATATATCATCTGCTGGTATTAAGCGCCTTTCAGCTGTAAGTAAAGGAGTGACATTTAACTACGCCACAGAAACTAAAATTCAAGTAACTAAGTCCCATCTACCGAGTCCATATGATATTACTTCAGAAGGTAAATATGTTTGCACATCAAAAGGCATTATTAAGTGCTCAGATGTTGAAGAATACAGAAAAAATCACCTTAGTGAAATTCTTGAAGAGCTAAATAAGATGCTAGTAGATAGAGGAGAAGAAAGTACAAATGAGAGTAATATACAATTTATTGAGTCTGGTGAAGATGAATAATTGAATTCACTGTTATATTAGAAAAACCAATAGAGCCATGTGTTTTATTGGTTTTTTTTTGTATATGTTAAAAATATGTTATATATTTGCGTCGTATTTAAATTTTGTATATATGGACGAAAAATTGAATTATGATGACGTTGCAATCATCCCAGAAGAAATAACGGAGATTGTAAGTAGAAAAGAGTGTAACCCGTACGATGAAGATGGTTTTCTCCCAATTTTTGCAAGTTGTATGAGTTCTGTTGTCTCAATGGAGAATTTTGAAGAATTTAATAGTAATAAAATAAAGGTTGTTCTTCCTAGAAATTATTCAGTTGAGGAACGAATTAATTTTATGACGTTAACTGGTGGTAAATTTAATTTTACAGCTTTCTCCCTACAAGAGGCAAGGGATGTTTTTATTGATGAAAAATATGGTATTTCATCAACCATAACATCAAAAAAACCGTATAAGATTTGCATAGATCTCGCCAATGGACATATGAAACACTTGCTTAATTTGGTAAAAGAGATTAAAGATAAGTGGGGTGATAGAGTTATTATTATGACTGGCAATATCGCAAACCCTAAGACGTATGAAGTTTATTGTGAAGCTGGTGTTGATTTTTGTAGAGTAGGAATAGGCGGAGGTTCACTCTGTTCAACTTCAAGTAATGTTTCAATTCACTTCCCTTATTTTTCCCTAATTAAAGAAATCTACGACATAAAGAAGAGTATTAATGGGAAGTGTAAGATTATTGCAGACGGAAACATACGTGGATACAGAGATATCCAGAAGGCCTTAATTTATGCAGATTATGTTATGATCGGAGGACTTTTCAATAAGGCAATGGAAAGTGCTGGCAAGACGACATACGGTAAGTCTTATTGGAATATTCGTGGTTATAAGATTATGAAACCACTCACAACCCTATTTACATATGGTAAGGAAATACACAGAGAAGATTTTGAGAAAATATTCAAATTAGTAAAAGCAGATAAACTTACCGTTTGGAAGGAAAATTTTGGAATGAGCACTAAGATTGCACAAGCCCTTATTGCTTCAGCTAATACAGAAACACTTAAGACACTTAAGACATCCGAGGGGTTATATAAACACCAAAGAGTAGAGTACAATCTTAAAGGGTGGGTTGAGAACGAAATTGACTATCTTCGTAGCTCAATGAGTTATACAAACAGTAAAACATTAGAGGATTATAAGGATAGCCAATGGGTGAGAATCACCAAAATTAGATATAATAACTAATTTTTTATAACAACACACTATTTATAGTAAACATAATTAGAAATTTACACAAGAACATGAAGAAGATTTTTGTAATTTTATGTGTATTGGTTGCCATTTCTTGCAATAGATTGGAACTTCCAGATAATTGGAAAGAGCTTAATGCGCGAGCATTGGAAAATGCAAGTTTTAAATCAGAAGTAGGGAATATAGATCCAGAACAAAATTGGAATCTCGCTAAGAACTACGGTGAAGTTAGTTCAGACTCCCTAATACTCACTCCAGTACCAGAACTTGCAGAGGTACCAGAAACACCAGAAATAAGTACTAAAGCCGTTGTGGAGAATATTATAGTTCCAGCACTCGCAGTTAACGCTGGATGCTACCAAGCAACATCAGCCTTTACAGTTACTCTTATGGCAGTACACGGTACAGCGACTTATGAACTTGGTGTTTATTATCATACAGTTCACGGTTCAGATGTAGAACAGAAGTTATGGAGTAATTTTACTGGTGATTGGACACTTTATCCAAGGCTTGATGTACATATCCCTATTAATATCTCACTGTATGACCATCCTACAGTATTTGGTTTTTATTTGGTAGCAAAATCAGGTAGTGTTACCAAGAAATACTATAGTGAATGTTCAAGAAATGGCAGTGATACCAATTTCCATAATAAATTTTTCCACGGTCTTGATGGTTATTATATTTATTTTGAAGATGGATTCGGTACAGCACAGTTTAATGATATTAAAATTAAACTTACAGACGCACTCGTAACACCTTCAGAAATAAGACCTCTTGATTTTGATAAAGGTCCATGGATGCTTATTTGTGAGGATTATGGTTCAGAATGTGATAATGACTTTAATGATATTGTGCTTATAGTTAATAGACCAGAAGTAACAAAGGCAGAGATTGAGCTCGTAGCTGCTGGTGCAGTTAGGCATAATGTTATTTATTTCGGTACAAAGGAGATTGGTGAGATACATGATCTATTTGGTGTTCCAGAGTATACCATGGTAAACACTGGACAATACACCAAAGAGTCATATAAGACGACTATCACGGTAGATAAGAATTGGACAATGTCATCCGATGATATGGGTGGCTTCAAGATTATTAGTATGGACGAGGTTGGCATTGGTTTTGATTATAGCAGAAAGGGTACAGCGCCATATATGATTGTTGTTCCAGCCAATGATTTCAAATGGACAGTTGAACAAATTTCAATTTTTGATGCATATCCTAAGTTTATCAATTGGGCAAAGGATAAGACAGTAGATAAGGATTGGTATCTATATCCAGACGAAACCAAAGTTTTTCAAAGATAGTTAGTTAATTTAATTAATTATAAAGAAAAAAAAAAGAAACCATTATTCATTAGTGGTTTCTTGTTTTTTTACATAAAAATATGTATTTTTGTGAAAAATTCTTATATTATGGGACAACCAGTCAGGAAAACAATAGAAAACGCACACCCAGAAATTAGTATTAAACCAATTTATACTCTTTTAGTAGATGGAACAAATCTTCTACGAATCAGTATGGTAGATACAAAGATTAATTCAAACGGTGATCATTATGGTGGAGTATTTCAATTTCTTCTTCAGATAAAGAAAATGCTAATGAAGAAGGTATATGATTATATTTATGTGTTTTTTGATGCGGAAGATAGTGGAATGTTACGTTATAAAATTTATGAACCATACAAAGCACAAAGGGATAAGCATTATGAAGAACACGAGGCTCTATCTGAATATGCCAAAAAATATAACGAGACGTTAAGAAATATGCAGAGATACATATTTGAGAAAAAGAAAAACGAAGAGGGGAAAAAAGTTTTCAAAAAAGATGAATATGTTGAAGAAAATTTCAAGAGGGAGGAGGAAATGTTATGTAGGTATTTCAATGAACTATTCATTAGGTGGCAAATAGGAGATGAAACAGAGGGCGATGATTTGATTGCTTATTACGTAAAAAATAAAAAACCAGAAGAGAATATTGTAATTATGTCATCAGATCGTGATATTACACAATTAATATCGGATACAGTATGCGTTTATGATATAAAGGAAAAGGTGTATTTATCAACAGCAAATTTCAAACGTTTAAGAGGTTATCCAGTTGAGAATGTAACATTATTGAAAATCTTATTAGGTGATACTTCCGATAATATCGGCAAAATAAATAGATTGAGCGAAGATAACTTATATTCCCTAATGCCAGAAATAAAGGAAAAACCAGTAACCATTGAGGAAGTCAGAAATAGAGCAAGAGCGCATTGTGATGAAAGAATAGCAAACAAATTAAAACCATTGGCTAGATATAAAAATTTAGCAGAGGGTATTGCAACAAAGGATTATAATGGTGATTTTTTTGAAATAAATCGCAAATTAGTAGATTTATCAGAACCAATGATAACTGATAGCGCAAAGGAAGAACTTGATACTATGCGATATAATGTTCAAGACCCAACAGACCGTTCATTTGCTAACCTCTATAAAATGATAATCGCTGACGACATAACAGAATTAAGGGGAGATAATGTATTTTCTAGTTTTTTTGAACAATTCAAGAGTTATGTCAACAAAGAAAAAGAAAAATATCAAAAAGAATTTTTGGGTTTAGAAAAATAGTTATATCTTTGCATTGAAATTTAAGAAGAGAAAAATATTTTATATAAAAAAAAGTTTGTTTAACAATTAAAAAAGTTTTTGTATGTCAGATTACTACAAACACAGGAATGGAGATTTCGCAACTCCAATAAAAGATTATCGCGAGCGTTTTGAATTTAGATTTACAGTAGGTACAAACATTATTTGCCAGAGATTTTTCAAAATTCCAAATTTTAATGAGGATTCATTCTCATCACTAGAATTGGTTGAAACTATGCAGTATTGCGCACAACTCATTGATAAAGATCTTAAGGATAAAACAAATATTTATCTTGAAATGATGTCACCAAGAGTATTTGAGACCGTTGAGGATATGGAAACATATTTTGAAAATCCATATAATAAAGTTGGTATGCACCTTGGAGAGGGTATTGTTGTCAAGAAGAAGAATGTTAATTATTTCTGGGGCAAAAATGACAAACCAGAACTCTGCAAAGAGAAGTTTGATATTGGTAGTGAATTTATAACACCACTCACCGATGATGATTTCGTTGAATACAAGCTCACTCTTTATGACAATGGTCCACAGTTCCTCACTAAACTGGACGAGCGAGAGGTTTGTTCGGTCGTATGGACTGGATGTTATCCAAAGGCAGTGAGAATGTCCATTGATATTTCAAACAAGAAGGGACGTATGAATCCAGAAGATATTGCGGGTCTGAAATTTGAGACATATGTAGCATACAAGATGGCGCAAGGTAAGAAGGATATCGTCTATACTATTCTCAACAGCCTAATTAATATTTGCAGCTGGAACAAAGAGAATAATGAGAATTATTACACGACAGCTCTCACATTTGGCAAGACAAAATACGATAATATCGAATACGCCCGTTATTGCAAACGAGAAATCAAGAAATTATCAGTTTAAGACAGTAAGAAAAATAAAATTAACACAACATTGAATGAATAGACAAATAGATAAAACAAATTTAGGTTATTTAGGTTCGGATTACCAATATAGACTCGTAAAGTGTTTTATGGAAGATCCTGTCTATTTCCCAAAGATTTGCGATGTTGTTGACCAAAATACTTTTACAGAGCCTCTATTAAAACAATTTGTAGGGGCTCTTAAAGATTACTATAAGAGTAGTTATTGTCTCCCTAGTTACGGAACAATGTCAACCTTGCTCAAATCAAGAGCCAAAATGACAAGCGACTTGGAGGAATGGGATGATCTTATTTTCAAACTACAAGAAACATCATCCGAAGGATATGAATTAACGGAGACCAATGCAACAAAATTCTTTAAACAACAGAATATGTTAAAGGTTGCTAATAGTATTGTTGCCTTGGTTAAAGATGGCGATACTGATGCTTATGACCAATGTATTGCTATGATGCAGAAGGTTGTTGGAATTGATGAGGAGGAAAATAATGGATTTAATCCATATGATATAATTGAAGAAGTTATGTCCCCCAACTCAAACTGGCCTATACCCACTGGTATTTCTATTTTGGATAGTATGCTTAATGGTGGATTGGATAAAAAGAAGCTAGGGATTGTTATCGGTTCGGCTGGTTTCGGTAAGACTACTTTCTCAACAGCAATCTCATCATACGCTTCTACATTTAGAGAAGAACGAAACAATGATAGAGGTTATAAGGTTTTGCAGATTTGTTTTGAGGATGATGTTAAAGATATATCCAAAAAACACTTTTCACGACTCACTCAGATTGAAGCAAGGAATTTGACCAAAGATGAAAAACTGTGTGAAGCGAGAACCAAACTTGATAATTTTGCTGATAAAGCAATTTATAAAGAGAATTTAAAAATCCTCAAACTTAAGACCAACAGTAAAACTGTTGATGATATTAGGAATATAATAAGGGGTGTTATCAATTCTGGTTTTTCTCCAGATGAAATAATCTTGGATTACTTTGAGTGCCTTAAATTGAAACGTGCCGATAAAAACGAATCAAAGTGGGATATGCAAGAAAGTACCATGCGAGCACTGGAAACAATGGCTGAGGACTTTAATGTTGCTCTCTGGGTTATGACGCAAGGAAATAAAGAGAGTTTCGGAGCACAAGTTGTTACTATGGCACACGCTGGTGGTTCAGTAACCAAGGTTCAGATTGGCCACGTGGTTATTTCAATCGCGAGGAGTCCGCAAGACCAAGCAAATAATGTGGCGACAATTGCAATTCTTAAAAATAGGCAAGGTGGGTCTGGACAGTTTGATGGTATCACATTTAATAACGGCACAAGCACAATCACTTGTGATGAAATGGTTCCATTTGACAGTGGACTAGACTTCCTAGAAAAGGAAGACGGAAAGAAAAATGCTGAAATTCTTAATAATTTTGGGCAAAGAGTTGTTGGGTCTGGAACAACACTCTCATCATACACAGAAAAAATGGATGAAGTGAAAAATGCTAAACCAATTGGTAAGAAAGTGTTTAAGAGTACGGTAGATGAAATTGATTCTTTCTATGATGTGAAAATTTAAAAAAAAAGTTAAGCTCAACCCCTCATTTCCATGGTTGAGCTTCTATTTATATATGTAATAATAATAAAAAAAATAATCTTTATGAGACAAATCATGAAACGCGACGGACGTAAAGAGGAGTACAGTTTTGACAAAATCTTAAAGGTCGTCGGAAAGGCGTTCAATTCCTGTGGTCAGGAGACGCCTGAGAAGTTTGCTGAACAGCTCAAGGATGAATTTGATAGGATTTGGGATAAGGCAACCAAAGAAGGCGAAGAACCTCAACCACTATCTATTGAAGAAGTCCAGAATGCTATTGAGAAATTTCTCATCAAGAAGAATAAGTACGATGTTGCCAAGTCCTATATTCTATATAGGGACAAACGCAGCAGAATACGCCAAGAAAAAACCAAACTAATTAAAGGTATTAAGGAGAAACTAGAGGCTAAGAACATCCAAAATCAAAACGCCAATGTTGATGAAGCATCATTCGGAGGGCGCATCGGAGAAGCAAGCCGAGTAGTTACCAAGGAAATGGCTCTTGACTATTGTATGACCGAAATGGCTAGAAATAATCATCTCAATAATGAAATTTATATCCATGATTTGGATAGCTATGTTGTAGGAATGCACAATTGTTTGACAATTCCATTTGATGATCTTCTGAAAAATGGTTTTAATACACGTCAGACCGATGTTCGTCCAGCAAATTCAGTCAACACAGCAATGCAACTTGTTGCTGTGATATTCCAACTTCAAAGTTTACAGCAGTTTGGTGGTGTCTCAGCCTCCCATATTGATTGGACAATGGTTCCATATGTGAGAAAAAGTTTTAATAAACACTTTAAAGAAGGTATTAAATACCTTGGTGGAGAAGGGAATAATATTCAGAATGACACAAGTATTGACGCACCTGAATATAAGAAGAATGAAAAAGCATACCAATATGCGATGGATATGACAGTAAAAGAGGTCTACCAAGCAGTAGAGGGAATGTACCACAACTTGAATACACTTCAATCAAGGTCTGGTAATCAATTGCCGTTTACTTCATTGAATTATGGTACGTGTACCGAACCAGAAGGAAGGTTGATAACCAAGGCTTTGCTTGAAGTATCACTAGATGGTTTAGGTAAAATACACAAGACACCAATTTTCCCTTGTGGCATTTTCCAGTGTATGAAGGGAGTAAATAGGAAGGAAGGTGAACCTAACTACGACTTATTTAAATTAGCATTGAAATCAACTTCACAACGTCTATACCCTAATTATTGCAATTGCGATACAAGCATGAACGCTGGTTACGATAAAAATGACCCACGTACTTATTATGCCACAATGGGCTGTAGAACAGTAAATGGTTTTGATATTAACGGACTTGGACAACAGAAAGACGGAAGGGGTAATATATGCCCAGTAACTATTATCCTCCCAACAATTGCAATGCAAGCAAAAGAAAAGTGTTTAGCGGAAGATTGTGATAAGGAAAAGATGTTTGACACCTTTATGACAATGCTTGATATTAAGATTCACGAAGCAAAAGAAATGCTTATTGAAAGATTTAATTGGATATGCAAGCAACCAATGGAATCTGCGAAATTTATGTACGAGAACAACACAATGGCTGGTTATGTACCAGAGGAAGGAATTTCCTCAGCATTAAAGCATGGTACACTCACAATTGGACTCATCGCACTTGCAGAAACATTACAGATTCTTATAGGTACAGACCATACAACACCAGAGGGTATGGAGTATGGAAAGAAAATCGTGGATCTTTATGTGAGGAGATGCAAAGAATTCAAGGAATATCATAAATTAAATTTCGCAGTATACTTTACTCCAGCTGAAAATTTATGTTATACCGCTTTAAAGAAATTTAAAGAGAAGTATGGTGTAATTGAGCATGTATCAGATAGGAAGTATTTCACAAACAGTGTACATGTACCAGTTTGGCACGACATGGACCCATTCAAGAAGATTGATATTGAGTCTGAATTCGCAAACAAGGGAAATGGTGGTACAATTACATATGTTGAACTCCCAAGTACCTGCAAACATAATAGCGAAGCCCTTGAAACCTTGGTAAATTACGCTATGGATAAGGATATTCCTTATTTTGCTGTGAATGTACCGAATGACCAATGTCTTGATTGTGGTTATACCGACGAACTGGGCGAGACTTGTCCAATGTGTGGAAGTAGTAATATTCAGCGACTTAGACGAGTAACTGGATATCTGACTGGTAATTACACCACGGCTTTCAACAAAGGTAAAATAAACGAAACAGAGGACCGAGTAAAACATATAAAGAATTAATATGAGATACTTAACGATTACAAGTCCAGATATTAATAATGGAAGTGGATGCCGAGTTACCCTATGGGTAGCTGGGTGTTCACACCATTGCAAAGGTTGTCAAAACCCACAATCTTGGAATTTTTCAAGCGGTAAGAGGTTTAACTTCCTCAAGGTATACAAGGAAATATACAATATACTAAAGAAACCATACATCAAAGGATTGACACTCTCTGGTGGCGACCCTCTCTCACAAGATAAGTACGGGTTAATTCTTATGTTTGTTTTTGTAAAACTAATCAAGCTACGTTTTCCAGATAAGGATGTTTGGGTTTTCTCTGGTTTTAAATATGAAGATGCAATTAAGAATGAATGGAGAAAGAGATTGATTAACGTTTGTGATATTATGGTTGATGGACCATACAAGGACAAATTAAGAGATACATCACTCCCATTCAGAGGTAGTTCCAATCAGAGAATACTTAAGATCAAGGAAAATGGTTATGAGGATATTAGTAAGATTATTTAGATAAGAAGGTTTCCATATTTTTGGAAACCTTTTTTCTTGACTTTTAGAGAATAATGTTTTATTTTTAAAGAAAAAAAAGATATGACTACATGGCACTACGTTTTAATGTATAACGAAATGAGGATTTTACCTCTTATGTATAATTATTGGAAAACATATGCTGATAAAGTAATTGTTATTGACTCCAATTCCAATGACGGATCTCTTGAATATCTCAAATCAATTAAGGATATTGAAATTGAAATAAGACAATATGATTCAAATAACCAGCTAGATGACACAAATCACCAGTATATAAAAAACAATATCTGGAAAGAAGCTAGAGGAAAGTGTGATTTTGTTGTTGTTTCAGATATGGATGAAACGTTATATAGCCCCAATGGAATACGGAATGAATTAGCATATATGCTAGAAAACAAACAAACAATTGTACATCCGAAGGGTTATAATCTATATACAGAAGACTTCCCAGAGTATAATAATAATGCATTGCTTCATACATATGAAAAACACGTGTTGTATGACGGGGTTTGGCAAAATAAAGACATTATTTTTAATCCAAACGAAATTGAAGAGATAAATTTTTGTGCTGGTGGACACACTTGTCAGCCAACTGGAAACGTAAAATATTTTGATAAGGATAGTATTATCGAACTCCATCTGCATAACTTAGGAATTTGTTATAAATTAGAACATTTTCATAAGGGGAGAAAACGTTTATCTGAATTAAATAAGAAAAAACAGTGGGGTTTTCAATATTTCTGGGAAGATGAGAAAATAATTAATGAGTTTAAGAAAGAGATGGAAAATTGTGTGAGTATTGATGATGTGATAAAAGAAATTAAATGTAAATAAACAAAATGAATGTCAGACGTTAAAATTTTCACTTTTGCGAACAAGAAACCTGAGTATGGTTTTACTGAGGATGGTCTTCACTACCCAGTACATACTGGTAAGGAGTTACACCCAGAAGATTATGTTTGCGAACTCTGCGATAATACTGGGGATAACTTATCAGTATATAATTACTTATATTACGAACTAACTGGTATTTATTGGGTTAGGAAAAATGTGAGGGCGGATATTATTGGAAATGAACAGTACCGTAGGAGATTTAATATTAAGAAAGAAGAAATTGAGGCGATATTAGCTAAGTATGATATCATTATGCCATATCCAGTAGAAACACTCAATACAACAGTAGCTAAACATTTTATAAGTACACATGGAGCAATAAGTTTTTTAGCTGTTAAGAATCTCTTGGAAAGGTTTTATCCAAGTTATATGGAAGATTATAATAAGTATATTGTGGAAGGTAATAAACTTTTTACCTCCAACATGTGTATAATGAGAGAAAGTGATTATCATAAAATGTGGGATTTCGTGTTTTCGATACTTATCAGATTCCAGAATTTATTTTGGCTAGTTTCAAGAGAGAGAGCCAACGAATATGTAAAGACGTTCTCAAGTCATTATTTTCCACAAAAAGAACACCAATATCTACATAGCTGGGAAGAATACCAAACACCTATACTCGCCTTCATTTCAGAGAGATTAGTTACATTATATGTTTATCACAATTTCAAAAATATATACTACGAGAAAATTATAAAATATGAAGATATAAAATAGATTTAGGTTGTTATGATAGAGAACATTGGTTATAAGTCATATAGTGATATGGCGACAACAATCAGAAATAATTTATATAAAATACCCCACGATGTTGATATTATTGTCGGAATACCAAGAAGTGGTATGATTGCAGCATCAATGATATCAGAGTTATTAGGTAAACCACTTTCAGATGTCACAACATTTGCACTTAATAAAGGTTGTATTGGTGGTGGTAGTAGATTTAACAAATATAAAGTAAACCGCGAATATAAAAAGGTTTTAGTTGTTGATGATACAGTTTATTCGGGTCAAGCCCTTAGTAGAGTTAAAGATAGTTTTAAGAATATTACAGATGTTGAATTTATCTACATGGCAATTTGGGCTGAAGGAGAGAGAGGTAAGAATATTATTGATTTATATTTGGAGTACTATGCGTGTCCAGAACCGTGGATATTTCACCCATCAGAATGGAATATTTATCACCATGATGCCTATTGGATGAATAGAATTTTATTTGATCTAGACGGTGTTCTTTGCATAGATCCCCCTAGCGATAGGAATATTAAGGAATATGAAGCATATTTACCCAAAGCAATGCCTTATCATAATGTAACTGGCAAGATAGGTGGTATCATAACATATAGATGTGAGTGTTATAGAGATGTGACAGAAAAGTGGTTAAAAGAACAAGGTATACAATATAATAAATTAATTATGGCTCCCTTTAATTGTATTGAAGATAGGGACAGAAGTTTAAAATCAGCCATATGGAAGGGGGAGATATTTAAAAAAGACACAAATGCTGTCCTTTACATTGAATCAAATGATGAAGAAGCACAGATAATTAATAATGTAAGTGGTAAACCAGTTTTATCCGCTTGGAAAAATGTATTATATAATTAACCAATATAAAAAGATGGAACATTACACAGTTTTAAGTTATATTATTGGTAACTACGAAATAGTTCACCCAGTATTAGAAAAGTCAGAAAATGCCAGATATGTTATGGTTACAGATAATCCAGAAATAAAAGATCCAACTGGAAGCTGGGAGATAATACTTGACGAGGGTTTATCTGGTTCAACGTTTGATAAGTGTTATCAAATTAGATTCAACCCATTTAAATATACAAACGACAACATTCTAATCAGAATAGATGGTAGTATTTCTGTTGAGAAAAATCTAGATCCACTTATCAAGAGATTCCTCAAGGAAGATTACGATATGAGCCTTATGATACACCCAACAAGAAGTAATATGTATGATGAATATGTTGCGTGGGTTGGAGCAAGAGATTACCCTCAATCTCAAGCACAGAAATGTCTTAATTATATGTATTCACACGGATATGATGTTAAGAATTATAAGGGTTTATACCAAATGTGTTTTGAAATCACAAGAAGAGACAATAAGAAGTGTGATGATTGGCATCGTCTATGTTATGCAGTTTTAAAGTATTTGGGAGATGATAATACTAGGATTGAGCGAGTAGATCAAACTGTAACTTCTTTTCTATTGAATAAGTATTTTTCAGATTCTAAAGTTATGTGGTTTGACCAAAGAATCGCTCAGAGTGAATATCTTAAATGGTATGCACATGGTTCCAATATTCCATATAAGCAAATGGATGTAAAGGATATGGCACAACCATTTGCATTTAATAAACGAGTTCACGACGTAGTAAGGCCACAAGATCTGTAAAATTAGTTGGCGACTATTTATTGCAAAAAGAATATTATGGCTGTCAAGCAAAATTACGGTATAGCATATCCATTTTCTTCGGATAATTTAGATGAAGTATATGTTGATTTAAACAAGAATCATACTGATTCAATTAAATCGCAAGTACTTCATGTTATTTTTACACCAAAGGGGCAAAGACTACGCCATCCAGATTTTGGAAGCGATTTGGTTAAGTTTATCTTTGATCCAAGTGATAGTTCAACACTTGATGGGATAAAATCAACAATAAGGAGTGATATATCAACACAAATTCCAGATGTTGAATTTAAGGATTTATCGATAATTGATATCCCAGAAGACGATCACCACAAAATAGTGAATGTTATATATAATGTAAAGCAAGGCAACTATATAGAAGAAAATAATGTAGCAGTAATGATTTAACATGGAGAAGAAAATATTATACCTAGATAGGACTTATGACGACTACTTAGAATCACTCATTGATTTTTCTAAATCTTATTACCCTAATTTAGCAACATCATACAATGACGCTTCAGTGGGTTCTTGGCTTTTAGAATTAAATGCAGCTATTGCAGATGAACTCAGTTATCACATTGATAGGGTTTTTCAAGAAACCAACATTAATAGTGCAAACAATATATCCTCAATTTATTCGATGGCAAGAAATGTTGGTTTCAAGGTTCCAGGACCAAAAGGCGCAATGGCTGAGGTTACTTTTTCTTGCAACCTTCCATTAGAAGGAAACGAACCATCATGGAAGTACGCCCCAATTGTAAAGATGGGCACAAAAGTGTCATCTGGCTCACAAGTTTTTGAACTTATTGGTGATGTAGATTTCAGCAAACAATTTAATTCAGATGGTTTTAGTGATAGAACAATCAGTCCACTTAAAAATACAAACGGAGCATTAATTGGGTATAAGATAAACAAGAAGGCATTAGTTGTTGCTGGTGAAATGAGAATTTATAAGAAGTCAATTACTAATAGTGACATTACGCCTTTTATGGAAATTCTTCTTCCAATTGAAAACGTTATGGGTGTTAGTTCAATAGTAGTGAAACAAGGAACCGTATTTCAGAGCAATCCGACAATGGGCGAATTTTTTATGGCTGGTGAAACTTCGGATAAATACACAAAAACCAAACGTTTCTTTGAAGTAGATTATCTATCCCAGCAAAAAGTATGGGGTGATGTTACTGGTAATTGTACATATGAATACTCATATCCCGTAAGTGGAGCAACAACAGGACAAACAAAATATATCCCAGTCTATTCGGTTACAAAGGGAGAGTGGAAGCCAATTAGACAAAAGTTCATAACCGAATATACAGATAAGGGCTATTTGAAGATTGTTTTTGGAAGTGGAACACAAAATACAGAAATCCCAGATACTAGTGAATTTGCAAAATATCAAATAAGTAGGATGGTAAATAATGATGCATTGGGTGTACTTCCAGATCCAAATACAACAATATTTATTCTTTACCGTGTAGGCGGTGGTGCAACAAGCAACGTAGCCAAAGGATCAATAAATAACATATCCTATTTAAATATTGAATATCCAACAGCAACAGAAACTATTCCAAGTAGTGATTATAACACCATTACTAACACATTAAAAGTAACCAACGAAACACCTAGTGTATCAGGAAAGGATATGCCAAGCGTTGAGGAACTTCGTAATATGATTAAATACTATGTCGGTTCCCAAGAAAGATGTGTCACAGCTAAGGATTATGTTAGTAGAGTTTTAATGATGCCATCTCGCTATGGTACACCTTTTAGAGTGAGTGCAGCAGAAGAGAATAATAAGATAATGCTTTATATTTTAGGTGTTGACCATAAAGGAAATCTTGATGCAATTCTTCCAAGAATAATGGTACATAATATTGAAGAATATTTATCTAACTATAGAATGATTAATGACTTCGTAGAAATAAAATCTGGAAAAATTCTCAATCTTTCTTTTGAAGCTGATGTCTTTATAGATAAGGAATACAATAAGACAGACGTGGTTACCAACATTATTTCCACAATATATGATTATATGAATATAAATAAGCATCATATGGGTGATGATATCTTTGTTGGTGATATTGAAAAAGAAGTTAGTAAAATTGACGGTGTTCTTAATCTTATTGAACTCAGGGTTTATAATGAAACTGGTGATGGATATTCATCAAGTCAAACAACACAAGAAATTGTTTCAGAAGATGAATGTATTACAAATATGACAGTATATAACCCAAATAGACTTCAAATTGACCTTAAAGCATCAGACGGTATGTTAATATCAGAAGGTGACGCCATGTTTGAAATTAAAGACAAAACCGTTGATATTAGAGTTAGAGTAAAGGAAAGATAAGATTATGGGGTGCGCATGTAAAACTAATCACGATATAAGTAAATTGGTTGAAGAATACGGTGTAAATCAAACAAAGGAAAGTAAGAAAACAAATATACGCAACAACTTCAAGCCAAGAAGCATCTTTATCATATTACTAACATTATTGTTATTACCCTTAATGGCCGTACACGTAACAGCTAAATCAACAACTAAAACCCCTATTAATATCGGAAAATTATTTAGATTAAGCAATGTCAAATAAATCATATAGAATAAAAACAGATATTGGTACCAATAAAAATCTTAGTCTTCATTTAGACCAAGATTACAATGTCTTTGAAATCCTCTCCCTAAAATTAGGACAAACGGATACATATAGGCTACATAATGCCAATTATGGTGTTATTGTTGGTAGGGTATTAGCCAATAACGGGTTTGGTGTTGAGAATGCAAGATTATCAATATTCATTGAAGCCAATAAGGGGAACTTAAGTGATGACGATTTCTCCAATCTATATGAATATAATTCAACTTCAGATAAAAACGAGGATGGCATACGTTATAATCTCCTCCCAGATGAGAAAATTAACGACTGCCACCAAGTAGTGGGTACATTTCCAAGTAAAACATATTTACTTGCTAATGATGGGCTTTTAGAGGTTTTTGATAACTATTATAAATACACGGTTAAGACAAATCATGCTGGAGACTACATTTTATGTGGTGTCCCAGTTGGAAGTCATACACTTCATATGGATCTTGACTTATCAGACTGTGGAATTCTTTCCCAAAGACCAAGAGATTTTGTGTATAAGGGATATACTATTGAACAGTTTAAAAATCCAAACCAATTTAAAACAGATACAGAAATAGACACACTCAGTCAAATATTCAGTCAAGACACGACTGTTAATGTTATACCATTCTGGGGAACCAAGAATGAGGGTGATGAAATCGGCATTTCAAGAGCAGATGTGAAGGTGAACTTTAAGTTTGAACCGACTTGCGTGTTTATGGGATGTATTGTTGGTGATAATGCATCCAATGGTATTTCCAAGAGATGTAAGCCAACAGAAAATATGGGGGCTATGGATGAATTAGTGACTGGAGAAGGAACTATTGAGATGATTAGAAAGACTCCAGGAGGGAAAGTTGAGGAATTTCAAGTAAAAGGGACCGAACTGATAAATGGTGATGGTGTGTGGTGTTACCAAGTACCAATGAATTTGGATTATGTAACCCACGATGAATATGGTAATATAGTTCCAACAAACGACCCAAGCAAGGGTATTCCAACAAGAACCAGAGCAAGATTCAGAGTTTCAATGAATGACTTTGATGAGAATACGGATAATTACTTTAGAGCAAAGGTTCTCATTCCACACAACCCAAAATATGCAACCAAGGAAGAAAGAAGTGCATCAAAAACAAATGGTGATACTGAGAAATATGAGGATGTTTTGGACTATAACTTCGGAAGCGCAACCGATGAGAATTCATTTAGAGATTTATATTGGAACAACGTCTATACAGTAAAGGGATTTATTCCTAGATTTCAGAAATCACAGAGGCCACAAGATTCTTACTTTACTGGAATTAAACATTGTAACATTTATGGGCAAAATAACCCAATACCGTATAACAACATTAGGATTAAAATACCTCTAATGTTCAGAATACTTTGTGCGTTAATAAAGACATATGTAAGAATTGTAACATTTGCTAATATGGCATTTCATGTGTTAGCTGTTGGAGTTTGTCAAATTGCTGATATTTTAGGTGAAACAATGTGGCCTTGCAAAGCAAAGAAATTGGTTATATGGATACAAAATTTAAATTATACTGTTTTATCGGACGGCTTATGTCCAGATTTAGAAAATTGGTATTTTGCACCTGGAGCTCAATATAAGGAAATTACTGTTGATAAAAACTATATGGACAAAAGCGGGTGTAAGGATGATGGGAAAATTATACCAGAACACGTTAGCAATGTAGTGAACTTATTCAAACAGACATTTGATTCAATATTGGATGGAGCCGATGAATTTACAACAGATAATACATCAATTGATGCAACCAATAACGATAGCACTAGTAACGTGGTTTGTTTAACAAATAAGGTTGATTATCTCATTTCTTGCATTGAGTTAAATCTAGCTGAGGAATATAAAGTAATAAACTTTGACTTCTATAACGACTGGATTAACGGTATGATTTATATGCCTAGATGGATGCGTTATCTTAAGAAGAAGCGCACATACGCATTCGGTTTAATACAATTTAAGGGTGCAATCAAGTATTGCAATAGTGCAGATAGCGAAGATTTCTTTGAGAATAGAAATGGTAAGTTAGAACAATATAATATAGGTTTTTTTGAGAGATCAAATAAATATACACAGCAATGTTGCATTGGATACGATATCACAGATGGACAAGTACCAACAATATCAAGCTCCATGAATAAGGGTTGTGGTAGCGGATCGTTCAAGAGTCAATCTTGTCACAAGAAAAGAGGTATGGGACAAGTTAATATATTTGGACCACGCAACGGAGGAGCGGTGCACGCTCAAAGAACCCTACAAAATCAATATGTTTATTATTTTAAGCCATGTGAATGGGACACTCAAAAACGTAGGGTTAATTTATTTGCAACGGATTTAGTTTTATTGGGCTCTCTTAATGATTGTGACTCAAGAGGCGTACCACAAGCATTTAAATATTTATCAAGTTCATCTTTTAAGATGCCAACAAATTTAGCACTAACAAATATGGAGGAATCTGGATATCTATACGGAAGTTCAGATGGGACAATGTGTAGTGGACAACATTTATATGTAACAAGCGGAGGGACAACTGGCGTTACCTTAGCGCAAAATACGTTTGCATCACAACAAAAATTCTTCTCTGGTAGCGAAGATGCTTTTACATATAGCGAAGCCGATGAATATGTTCCAATGACAGAAGCGGCTGGAATTGCATGGAATTATACTGGGCCAGATCAAGGAAAGGAAAACTATGAAGATAATTTTTATCAACCAGGTGGTCACTTCCTGGGAATGTCCTGCATTAAAGCTGAAACAAATTTAAAATCTTGTATTAATCTTGAAAGAATTTGCGAAATGGGTACAACGATGTCTCAAAGGCATGAAATTGTTAACGGTTATACACCAGGAACATCAAGCAAATCACCGAGAGTATCATATAAATACATTGTACCAACTGGTCTAATAGGAAAAGACGATGTTATTGGTAGTGATTTTAGGGCAATGTTTGCAACTATGAATCAAAACAAACTCTTAGCAAGAACATATGACACCAAGACTGGTTATTTAGTATATAATTTTGATTATTCAATGCCTTATGGTTTTTCAGGTCAATTTAATGAGTATGTTAAAAACCCAGAATATAATAAGAAATTAGTTGAGGGTATTGATTTTTATGTAGAAGACACTTTAAGTGGCGTTACCCCAGACAAAGAAGAAGCCAAGGATTTAAAGAATAACACTTATCGCAGAACACTTGAAGAGAAAAACGGTGATTATTATATGTTTAGAATGGGATTAAAAGATTTGAAAAGAGCATCCCAAATAACAAAATACCTCGGTAGTCAAAATGGTTTTATTTTGCCACAATATCAAAACTCGTTTTATTTCTACTTTGGATTAAAGTCTGGCGCAACAGCACTGGATGAATTAAATAAACAATTTTTCTCTGTATGTGAAACAGAAGCTAATGAGGAGGTTTAAAAATGGCTAAGATACTATTAGGGAAGAGTAAGAGTGTTTCTTCAGTAAATGAAGATAACTTGCTTGGGGTTGAACTTAAGCAAAATGGTAGAGTATTACCATTTAACGAGATTAATAGTTCACTTAGTAATTATGAGTTGTATACTACAGAGAGAGATATTTGTAATAAGTTTCGTTTAATATTTACCATTAATCCTATTTGTACCAACGCTCTTTATAATATGAGGACGGAGGTAGTCCAAAACGAAGGTAGCGATAGTTGTATAGCATTAGTGAAAGATAGTGATACCGCAACAAAACCCAATAATGCAACAAATACAAGCGAACTAACAAGAAAACAAGCTATTAGGGATACCGAATATTCGCACGAAGAGATTGGAAATTTTGTTTACCACTGTGGTCTTGATATATTCAACAATCATATGTTAAGGACTAATAGTTTTATTCACGTCAACAAAGTTAGTAGTAATGCGGAAACCAGCAAATGGAATACAATTGCGGATTATAGACGCTCTAGGGACGGTAGGGATATAAAAGAGGTAGATCCAGATGACTCCAACGGAATCACCAACAATCCGACATCATATGGTGGTAAGGTCCCTCATTTATATAAGTTAGATACAATAATGACATTCAGTGAGGCATTTAACCAAAATATGCTGCTCAAGGATGGATGGTATGGTTTTACCAATCCTGGATTTATTGAGATTCCAAATGGTAAAAATAATTTATTAGTAAATAAAATGATGAATAACAATAAAGCGTGTGAGATATATAATATGTATCCAGATATTTCGCTTTATTCATTCATACCAAAATACAATAAATTTAGAAAGAGGGTAGAAAAGAACTGGGATTATTGTTTAACCTATCCGTATAAATCAGATTATGATAAATTCAATGAAATAAATGAAAATGCAAAGAATTGTATAAAGATTTTAACTGCAGACACCATATATAACAATAATGGGGAAGAATATCTTAATCTAACATCATTGGTTTCCCACAACTTATCAACTGGTGATTATATACGATTATATTATACAAAGAATAACACATTAGCCGCATATAAAAACAGAATTAGAGTTATTGGTATAGGTAATAGCAACAGTAAAGATAAGAAACATTGTTTTACAATTGAACAAAACGAAGCACTACCCTCTATAATTGAAAATAATACCCCTATTTTCTTCAAAAAAGAGACTAATGGACAAGAATGTGAATATTATTTTAGACGCTTTAAAAAGCTTAAAAAGAACCTTAAAAACAATAATAGTGATTTTTACTTAAGTGTATTAAACAGTGAAGGTGAAATTAATTATGAGACTGATTATGAAATAGGGACGGGCGCCACACAATATCAAGTATTAACAAATGTTCCAGACGGGTGGACATATAATATTACTAACACAACCACAGAGGATGAAACAGTTTATGAAACAGATTATAGTAGTGAAATAAACAAGTTAGCATACGGTGAAAACATATACGGTGATAGATTAGCACAAATAATCTATACCGACACAATAGATTTAACAGATAGTGAAGGTATTGTATTAAGAGATAATCTAGGAAGACCTTTATCGGAGATATATTTAACAATCGCAAAAAGGAATGCTGGACATGATAAGTGGTATAGTAACGACCCAGATAGATATACCTCATCAAAAGTAGAATTTTCACATTGTTTTGGTAAAGTAACCTCTGGTTTAGAACTTAGCGATAACACAATTAACTATAATGTTAAGAAGTTACACAATATTGATAAAAGCAAAGTTAATGAAGATATAGTATTGAAAGAACTCTGGGTATCTGGAACACCAATTGAAGATGATATTAAGATTGATGAGTATGAAACTTTTTATGGTGACATTATTGAATTCAATCCTAATACATATGAGGAAACAGTTTTAGAGAAAGTTTATCATAGAGTTAATACAGCACAGAGAGAATATATTCCGTCGGAAACAACAGGAGATACTTGTCTTTATTATGATGATTTAGTCTCGGATGATTATGATAGTACTGGTTTTAATATTGAGGAAAAATTAGTAAATGCAATATACGAGGACAATGGAAGTACAATAAAGGAAATTAGGACATTAGGCTCAATACAACCAGAGGGGTATTACTATAATCCTCACTATAAAGTTAAGATTAGAGATATTGGCGGATTGAACAAATATTTAGGTGCAGTAATTATCCACACTTATCTAGGATTAAATCCAGAAGGTAATAATGGAATAAAGATAAGTACGGAGATGGATTATGGATATGTTGCTGGTGATTCATTTGCAATATATTTCTATAGAACAAAGAAAATAGTCTGGGGTATATTATCAAAATTTGATGGATTAATATTAACCATTGAAACAAAGGAGTCGTTAAGTGATTATACTGCTGATATCAACAATAAGGATTATGAAATAATCTTAACGGATGGTAGTGTTCCAGAATATGCGACCTATTTACCACTTGAAGAAACTTTTACATGGCGACGAAATATATTACCATCAGAGGCAACAACAACAAATGAAACTTATGATATGCCTTTTACTAATGGTTGTTTTTATATAAATACTAATATTAATTTTTTCCTAAGAAGACAAGATCCATTTAATGAAATAGGTTTGTGTGATTGCTATATGAAGAAATATCCAACTAAAGATTATAGCCCATTACACAAATTCAAATCAATTGATTTAAAAGTCACACTCTCAGATATTGGCTATTTAATTAAAGATACATTTGATTCTTGTATCATTTAAAATAACGTAAAGGAAGTTAAGTAACACAATGGAACGCTATAAACTTAATATACATAATATATTAACAAAAAATATAACACTATTAGATTACACAGCAAACACAAAAGGTGTCCTAATATCACGAGATGACAAAATTATTCTTCAAACAAAAGAAAAAATAGATGGTGATTTAAAGTTAGGTAAATACTATAGTGGTACAACAACCCCAATCATAGAAACAATAAGTGGAGTTAGTATTGGAAATAACGAATATGAATTGGATTTTAGACAACAATACTATAATGTAGAATCTTTTGACACGGATACCAAACAAGTCAAATTCAAGAGCAATCTCGGTATTTATCCCCAAGAAAAGGGTATGTGTATTAATTTCTCTGATGATACATCATCAATAACATCATATGATTATTGGTTTGTTGATAAATATGTTGGATATGAGGTAGACCCAATCAACTATAACATAGATTCAATAGCACTTAATAAACTTGTTTTAAAAGATTTAACGACAAGTGAATGGGAATATCTCAAAACAAGATCAACAGCAATGATTTGTAATCTATACAATACAACAACAGATAAAAAAACCAACAAATTTCTAACGGTCACGGAAAATAATATTGTAAAATTGAGAAATTTTGTAAAATTATTTATATCAAAAAATCACTTTAAAGTCCCACTCCACATACAATCCTCAGAAGGAACAAACATGACACAAGAGGGTAATATTATGGACGGCTTTGTTAATGATATAAAATCTAAAGTTATACCAGAAACTTTAGATATGGAAAAAATTGCTTTTAGGCCAGCATATACATATAACGGTGATATTATTGATATCTCAGAGATAAATTTCAATTTTCACTTTAGAGAAAGATTAAAAGAAAGTGATGGCACCTATAAGAGTGGGTGGTACACCAATAATGATTGTGATTGGAACGGTATTAGTGAAAATTCAACAGTAGATACACAGACAATTAATAAATCAGATTTATTAGGTTATTTAAATTTCAATGACGATGATGTTTATTACCAGCAAGCCAAATTAAAGAAAAGTTTTATCAGACTTTCTTTCTACGACTCAGATCAAGCATTATCACAACAACTTTTAGGTTATTCAACAGTATTTGTAGATACTTCAGATTTGTTTGGTAAAATGGCAAATAATAGAACAAAAGACCCATCATTCGGTGTTTTAACAGATAATACACCAAATGATGACAATACTAATAGATTGGATACTCGTATCGTTATTTATGACAACCACAACACAACAAAATCAAGTGAGGGTTTTTATATTTACTTATTTAAGGATGAAGTTAGCCAAAATAATCCAATTAAGGATATTTATATGAAAATAGAGTATAATCACGCTGGTTATGGCAGAACACTCCCTTTCATTAAACCATATCCAGGTGGAAGTACAATATTAACTATTCCATATGATGATTATTTTAGCTATTCATATATTAAATTAAGATTGAAATATATTGACTCAGCAAAGAAATATGTTTATACTTTAGAAGATGATAGCAATATAGGTTGTTACGTGGATAAGAATAATAATAGAATGGTATTTAACCTATTTGAACCGAAGCTAAGCAATGATTGATCGTATTTACAAAAAGATCTCCTTAGAGAAAATGAGAACCAGAACACCTGGCCTCACTCCATATATTCCATTTAACGTCAAAGCACCAGAAAATAACTTTATTAAAATTTCTAGTGGTGAAACAGGAAACGGAAACTGGGGAGGATTCGTAGGAGATGTCGCAAATAGTACGACAAGTTATAACGATCTCATTAGAAATTACTTCATTGTTAGGCAAATTTTAAATACTAGTGTAAAATTAAAGAAAATTGATGGTTCAGAATTTTATTCATCAATATTCTCAACATCAACAGAGGTTCTTGATAAGTATTCATTTGCTCCAGAAAACGCCAACGATTATAAGACAAACAGTAAGGGTTTATATTACAAAGTTAGTGGAACAACACCAGAACACGTTGTCCTCATAAAAGATTATGAGACTTTTATTAAAAAATACGAAACAGTTGATTATAAAAAATCAAAAGAAGCTGAATACTATATAGGCCTTCTCAATGTGCCAACATCTGTAAGCGGAGAGACAATAACACCAATTTCTGGTGATAAAGTCCCATCGTTCTTCTATCTCACAGAGATTAAGACATGGTATGATTGGATGAATGCACATAAAGATAGCGAGGATTGTTGTGTTAGAAGGGAATACGAAAGAAGAGGTGGAGATGCAATGTTAAGCTTTTTAAGTAAACATCTTACAGATTTAGCAACCCGACTAGCAGAACTTAATTCAAAGAACTACCTTGTTCCAAGAATAAATGTACCAGTTTTCCTTCAACAAGATTATTCAGAACCTGGTATTTTAACATCGTATGACGAGAGCGCCTCGTATGGTAATAATATTGAATCTGGAAGAGCAACAACTTTGGATATCCCAGCTGAATCTAAATTACAAACCCTAAGAACTAGAAGAAAAGATTATAATGAAGAAGGAGAATTGCTCCCATTTGTAATCCTATCTGGCAACACACCATCTATTCCGTTTAATACAAGTGAAGTATTCAATTCTTATTTAGTTGATACAAGTAATTATATCGGTGATTTTATTAAGACAATTCAATATTACGATACTAATGGAAATAAGGTTAATTCACCAGTTAATGGTGGTAAAGTAGAATTTGAATATGTTATTGGTGGTAAGTATTATCATGAACATACAGCAACAACAGAATGTGAAATTAATATTATTGGACCACAAGATATTACTTTTGAAAAAGCAACTGGTGGAACAATAAGCGGAATCACAATCCAGTCAACTTGTGATTGGTCATGGTATATCATTGAAGAAGAAACAACGTATCTCAATATGATTTACAACGGTGTGAAATATTCTGGTAATCTTGAAATTTATGGTGTTAAAGGTCAGGGTGATTCTAAAATTGTTTCAATTGAATCTAATTGCAAATGGAAAGCAAGTAACGTACCGTCAAATTGTAAGGTAACACCAAGCTCTGGAAAAGATTTTGGTAATATAACAATTAGCATTGAAGGCACTAGTGCAAGCGCAGAAACTAATTTTGTAATTGATATCCTATATGGTGAAAATTATGAAAATAAAAAAACTATAACACTTAAGGTTCAACCAGCAGTACTAAGTTTCAATCCAGCGTCAATAAGCTCACTTTCTTATACTGGTAAAACATATACAACACAACTTAATGCGACTGGTGGCTCATGGGTATTATGTTGCGATCAAGACTGGGTAAATTACACCCCCAAGAGTGGTGAATCAAGTGCGACAATTACTGTAACTGTTGACAAAAATACAAAATACAGTACAGACAATAGAACAGCTGTAATTACAGCAAAAATGGGTGATTTGAGTGCGACTCATACTATTGAACAAGAACCAAGTGCATTCTATACAATTATTTTAGGTAGAATAATAACAAATGTTGATGGAAGTTCAACTTTTGACACCAGCGATATTAATTTGGATATTAGTCAAAATTCAGAAATAAGTGTGATTATTGCTGATTATAACGGGAAGATTATAGAACCAGGAACAGCAGAATATACTAAGATTGGCGGTTGGAAATTTGTTTCCTACGAAGCATCTGGAAGCCCATCTGGAAAATACAAAATTGAACCAAGTGCAAGCACAGAGCAAGATTATTTTATTTTCAAGAATAACATACAAACACCAGGAAGTACTGGTGAAATTCTCTGCGAAGGAAAAGTTATTGTCTCTCTAGGTAATTATCCAGATATTACTGGATCATCCCCAATAATAAGACTTACCAACCAAATTTTAAATACATCAGATAAATCCAGCGCAATAACTGGTGATACGTTGGATGGAAAATCAATCCAAGCAGACATTAATGGCTGGTCAATGAGTGGCTCGGTTTTCACCAATGTCCCAACTGGTTGGACGGTGGATATAACATTAGACCCATTCATTTCAGCATCACAGTATGCCTTTGGCTTTGCCAGTGGATATTCATTCCAAAATCTTACAATTACAAGTAATATAAGTTGGATTACAAAGGTTGACTATGTAATACCAAGATATACCCAGACTACAAGCGAAGTCTATGAAAACGCACCAGCAGAAGAAAAAGGTGTTTGGGATCATATTCCAGAGGTTAGCGAGGGTGAAAAGTATATAATGGTAACTGGCTCAACAAATTCAAGCGATGGATATTGGATGCTGGATAAGGTAACTGGGGATGAGGGGTGGTGTTCAATCAACCCAAACTATGGAACCGAAACAAAAAATGTATCCATATTTGTTAACCCAAATAGTACCAATGCAATAAGAAAGGCTGTGATTACCGTAAGCGGTGTAACAGAGGAAGAATCACAAGGTGATACAGTTCTTTATTTAGATGTTTATCAATCAACACAAGAAGTATTCCCTTCAATTACTTCGTTAATGCCAACATATACAAATCTGACAGCAGACACTACCAACTCATCAGTAACATATACAGCAAGCACAAGTTATATAAACGACCCTCTAATATGGCTTATTCCAGATAAATTGGAAACAAAATTAGAGGTACAATCGTTTAATAGAGATGGTAACACACAAACATCAACAATTAAATATGTGGAGACAATCCCACATGAAGACCCACACACAATGGTTGTTAAACAGAAGGATATTCCTATTGTTAGTGCAACCACAAAACTTGAGTTATATCCATCACCATTGAAGATTAGCGTCTCACAAATTGCAAGTACATTAAATTCAATCTCAATTTCGTGGACTTGCACTGGTGGTAGTGAATATTACGTCTTTTTAAATGATGAATTAAAAGGGCAAACCAAAGCCAATGAATGGACTTTTGAGGGTTTAGCGGATGAGACAACTTATGATATAATGGTATTTGCCTTAGCAACTCCAGAGCATCTATCAAGTTATGATGAAATTTCTGGAAAAACAAGTTATTATGTTTGGGGTGATAAGTACTTTGAGATTGAAAACCCACAATATAGTATTGCATTAATACCAGCAAGCGGTGGTACATCATCTCCAAAGAATCCAGCTGTAAACTATAAGGAGGAATATATAATTCGCAACTTTAAAGATGTAAAGGTTGAAGATGGTATTAGCTCATCCACTGCAACCATTACTTCATATGAGGTAAATGATTTATTAAGCCCAGCTGCATCATTTAACACAACAAATGGTGTAATAAAGGCAGAAAACAGAAACAATAACACTGGAGAAACGAGAGAGCTCTGTAGTAGTATTGTGGCAAATGCTAAATATAAGACAACTACTGGGACAACAAGAAATTACTGGGGCACAATAGAACAACAAGAAAATAAGTATTTGGGTATTGAGTATGCAACCCCAAGCGGAGTCACTTTGTCACAGATAAAAAATATTCCAGCAACAGGCATAACTTCATCAACCAATATTACAGAATATGTTTCAAAATCAGATAAGAATGGAAAGGTAGAACAAAATGTTACTCGTAAATATACAGCAACAGCTATAACAACTACGGAAAGCTTTGACTACACTTATTCATATAATCCAAGTACTTTTACGCAACCATTCTTAGCATCATCGTCAGATACGAAAGTCCTTGAAGTTACTTGTACTTATTCGGCAAATGAAAAATCAAATTCAACTAGTATTGAACTCATACAGACTGGAAATGTTAAAAAACAAACAACCCTATATGATGCAACTACGGCTAGAGTAAATTTTGACCCAGCGGATAACGTTACGGTATCATATAATAGTGGAACAACAGAAACAAACACCAAGGTTATCGCAACCGTTGATTATAAGACATATAGCCACTGGGATGGTCAAACACCAACAGATGGTGAAGTTATTGAATCAAGCACTAGTGGTTTAGTCACAACAGTAGTCAATGAATCACCTATTCTCTATAGTCCACAAGACACAATTACCAATGGCGAGAAATTACAAATAAAGGCCGAAGTTTCAAATATACACACAACAGCATCAACACATGCTAGACTTAGTATTAGTTGTGGTTATGGAACAGCATATATTGATATAACTCAACAAGGAGATAAATATGAATATGATAACCTTGAGAGTGCAACGTTAACTTACCATAACGCACCAGCATCTGGTGGTACACTTAACCCAGAAGGATCAATGGTATTGAGATTTAAGTGGGCATCAGACGGAAAAACAGAAAGAGAAACAGTTGACCCAACATCAATTAAGTATGTAAAAAATATGGGTATAACTGGAGCAACAATAGTTGGAACTGGAGGTACTATTTCAGCAGACACTCTCGGTACTACACTTACGGAGAATAAGACCAGAATTGTTAGCGCAATGACAGATACCCTGTCTTATAAGGATACTGTACGCGTCATATCAGCATCATCAGTAAAAAGTGCCGATGTTTGGCAATCACCTAACGAAAGGACTGGTACATTCAACTACACAATTAATAGTGTTAGTGGTAACCCGACATATATTACAGCAGGAACAGTTACCTTAACAGCAGATAATGTATATAAGAGATATCATTATAAATATACCTCTGGCGCAGAGGAAGATGTTAACTACGAAACCAATCTCTACTGGAAATCATCAAAGGGTAACTTGGATAGTAGTAGTACAACACAAACCAGAGCAGGTATACATAACAACAAACTCGTTGTAACAACCAGCGAAACGAGCTACATATTAAGTGTAAGCGCTATAACTATAAATCCCGAAGTTTCAGCAACAACAAATATTAATGTTGTAAAAACTTTGGTTGTTAAAGATTTGAAACAAATTGCAAGCAAATTGGATACCGTGACAGTTTCTTGGAGCTGTGAAGATGGTTTTACTTATGACATATACAACGGGGATACCAAAGTAGGTTCGACAACAAATACAACATATGAAGTTAGCGGACTTACATCAGGGAAAACATATACCATCGGTGTCATAGCGCACGGCATGAACAAAGGAGTACAAACTTATGGTTCATCAGCAAAAGCAACTGTAAGTGCGAAGACAAGCTCAGTTATTTGGACTGCGCATACGTTCTATTATACTGGCGAATTTTCTTACCCTTCAATACCAGCAAAAGGGAATAACGATGTTTATCCACGCAACATACCAGAAGAAATTGATTGTAGAAGAGATGGCATAATAACAGACTTCGCTGGCGTAACAGCACATACAGATGATTTACAAGCAGCAACAATTGACGGTTTCAGTGGACAAACATTTGCTGGAGCTACTTTAGATGAGAAATTATTTGATAAGTACGGTGTTGTAGACGTGGATTCACGAGGCACAACGGTTGGAGACGCAAGAATAGTTTGTAAGGTTTGGATTAAGTCTAGTTTAGGTAAGGTAACTGGTATAACAAGAGATTATACAGAAATTACGCAAGCCTTAAATAAGATTGAATCCGCATCAGCAGACACACCAACACTTGAATTAACACAAACAAGGGATATCCCAGCAACTGGTATAACAAATGCAAATCCTTCATATTATATTGAAAGGGGTACAATAAATCAAAATGTGACTTATAAGTATAGTTCAAACGCCGTATCAAGTGGTATTCAACATCCAGATTATACTTACACATATAATCCATCAGCACTAACCGTGTCAGTACGCGAAAGCACCGCAGGTACATCAGCAATTACTGTTACTTGTAGCTATACCGCCAATAGTATGAGCAATACAAGTTCAATAAAGATGTGGCAGTTAGGTAACGAAAAGAAGAGTGTTACATATTACGATAACGACAAGGCGACAATTGAATTTAATACTCCATTAGCAACAGTCGCTTGCACAAGTGGTGATACTAATGTAGCCACAATAAGCGCAACGGTACCATACTCGTCATACACATATTGGGAAGGACAAGAACCAACATCTGGCACTGGTAAAACTGGAGATAGCGCAGTAACAGTCACTAGAGTTAGCAGTGGTTCTACAGATGTTTACACAAGACAAACATCCCTAGCAAATGGAAGTACTTTAGTTGTTACGGCAACAGACAACAAGCATACAACTGCGGAAAAAAATGTTGCAATTACATTCAAGTGGGGTACGAAAACCGCTGAAATTTTAATTGTCCAACTCGGTGACGAGTTAACAATATCTGCATATACAGCAAACTTTACTTATGGTATTATACCAGCATCTGGTGTAACTTCATTAGCACCAACATACGGTATGAAAGGTACGAGGGTATGGAAGTCAGACAATCAGTATTATGATACAAAGAATCTCTCACCTGTCACATTAACATATAAATCACACGCTGGACTGACTGGTGCGACAATTGATACTAGTACTTGTAAGTTAAATGTTAATAGTCTAGGTACAACACCAATAGATGACCGTACACGAGTAGCGAGCGCAATTACCGTTACAGTAAAATATTCAACCGTAAGCAAAACAGCGAAGTGTGACGTATATCAAGAAGAAAATGTGGTAACAGCAAGTACCACCTCATATTTAATGGACAACCTTACCCCAGCATCATCATATACAACTGGAGGTACAATTGGTTTAACAGCAAACGGTGTTTATAAGAGGACACACAATGAGTATACATCTGGTAGTAAAGAAAATGTAGATGAGAATACGACACTATCTTGGGTAACCACCAACGGCTCCCTCAGCAAGACTGCAACAACAGCCACAAGTAGTGGTGTACACAACAATAGCATTGTAGTTAGCTCTAGTGATACCAACTATGCAATTTACATAAGCGCAACAACACCAGATACAAGTGTTAAGAAGACAACGTCAATTAATGTTGTCAAGACACTTGTTGTTAAGAATTTAAAACAAACTGCAAGTACACTAAATAGCGTGAGTGTATCTTGGAGTTGTGATGGTGGGTATACTTATGATATTTATAATGGTAGCACATTGATTATCACGCTAACCAATACAACATCATACACACTTACTGGTTTAAATAGTGGTAGCTCATATACAATTGGTGTTGTGGCCCACGGACAAAACCAAGGTACCCAAACTTATGGCACATCGGCAAAAGCAACTGTAAGTGCGAAGACAAGTTCGGTTGTTTGGACTGCGCATACGTTCTATTATGCAACCGAGTTAACCTATCCACAAGTATCAGCAGCTGGAACAAGGTCTGGTGAAACAGATCCTGGTGTCGTACCAACTTCAATACCAGAAGTGAAATGCAAACGAGATGGCTATATTAAGAACTACGCTGGCACAGTAGTATCAACCACTACAGACACACAAACCGCATCATTTGATAGTTTCAGTGGTCAAACAGTGACGGGAGCAACCTTGGATGAAGCAACCTTTGGAAAGAAAGGTACTGTTCTCGTTGCATCAAGAGGTACTGTGACTGGAAACACTAGAACCGTTTGCAAGGTTTGTATTAAGGCGAGCTTAGGTTCTCAAACTGGTTTAACACCATATGTTAATGTAACACAAGCAGCGAATAACGTTGAGGTAACCGCAAGCAAGCCTAGCGGTTTAACTCTTAGCCAATCACAAAATATTGTTGCATCTGGCGTAACTGGCGCTAGCACTAGCAATTATATAACTAGGAATAAGAATACGGTAACCCAGACAATTACTAAGAAGTATACATCTGGATCCCAGACATCAAGCACTGAACAAGTTGAATATACATATTCATACAACCCATCATCATTCACTGTTTCATATCTAGCCAGCCTTGACGATACGGAGGTTGTTACGGTTACTTGTACATACACAGCAAACGGCAAGTCAAACACAACGACAATTAAGCTCAAACAGAGTGGTAATATCCAAAAAACTTATACAGAATACAATACTGGTAATACAAAGGTTGCCTTCAGTAGTGAATCATTGTCAATGCCATGCACTGGCGGTACTAACTCTGGAATAACACTAACAGCAACAGTACCATACTCAGCATATACTTATTGGGTTGGACAAACACCAAAATCTGGTACCAAGACAACAGGTGAGAGTGGGACAACAGCATCTGTTTCAATTGACGGTTCATGGCTAAGCGGTCCTTCATCATTATCAAATGGTGGGAGATTAAGTGTTACAGCCACAAGCAATGCTCACCAAACTAGCGCAAGATTCACAACAGTAACCGCTAGTTGCAATGGAAAGAGTAGTATAGTAACTGTCACCCAGAGTAGCGATACCAAGAAATATAGCAGCTTTAGCGGTGGTAATGTCGCCTACATAATAATTCCAGCATCAGGAGGAACAGCATCACCAACCTTCGGTAAGTCATATGCGTATTACACATGGCAATCAGATGGAACAGCCGCCGAAACAAAAGAAGTGACACCAACAATAAAATGTAATGGATACACATCAAAAATAAGTGAGGCAACAGTAAATTTAACTACTGGTGATGTTACCACTGAAAGCAGAGGAACAGTAAGTGGTGATGCGAGAACTGTTGCAACTAAAATGTCCTTTACTTTAACATATAGCAGTAAAACATCAACTACAACAGCTAATGTTACCCAAGAAGAAAACTACGCTGGCTCACCAGTTAGAAATGGATTAACAATTCAATTAGTGAGCGGACCAGCAGATATTCCAGCTAGTGGTGGTACTGTATACTCAAGTAGCTGTAGTTTAACTGGTGTATATTCAAGATATGTTACATATAATTCAAAAGCAACGGCAAGCACAACGTCAGAATCTTGCACACCTACATATGTATGGACTACATCGTCAGTTTCAGCAAATAGTTTATATGATACAGTAACAACTAGTAAGACCAATATAGGTAATTTGGTTGTATATGGTACAGCTGGAGGATTCACCTCACCATCTATTAATATCACAGTTTACCAAGGTATAAACAAGGTTGAAAGCTCAAGTACGACAACAAGCTCATGGACCGAAGACTATCAGACAAGTACAGCAGTAACTGGAACATCATATACATATGAAAACCCAATGATTAGTCCTATATCAAAGACTGTTAGCGGGGATACAACAGCTACAACAATCTCTGCATATGCGGAGTATACAGAAACTAAAGTTGGAACAGTCACGACGACGTGGTATGCTTGTAGTCAACCTATCACAAAGAAGACATACACCTCAACCTATGTCGCAACAATAAAAGGAACAATAACACGTACTGGTCAAAGCAGAACACAGCCTTGGTCTGGAATTGCTGAGTTAAAAACTTGCCTTGTTAGACTAGGTTCACATCCGAATTGGGTTACCTCCACAACTCATGACTTATCAACATCAGCGTTGACTATATATTATACAACCAACACGACTGGTGCAGATAGGAGTGGTACTATTTATTTAGCCAATGCACTGAATACAACAAAGACAACAACGTTTACTCTCACACAAAAAGCACTACCAGTTACAAAAGTATATTTATGTACAATTGTTAATAAGAATGATCCAGGAATAGTATATCTGTCAGATGACGAAACGACAATATCACCATATCCAGCACCAACAAATATTAATGTATATATTAAAGCAACCGACGGAAGTGAAACATATGGGGTTAATGCAACAATTGATCAATATACAAGTGACGCACAATTAAGTTGGCATATAGGTATTATTGAGGGAATTGAACAATCTCAAGTATCCCCTACAATTTATGAGGGTGGTGGCTATAGATATATTATCAAAAGTGCAGTAATACTTCTTGAAGACAAGTAAACTTAAAAATAACTATTTATATATAAAAATAAAGCAATGTCTTGGATACACGTTTTAGATAAAGATGGAAAAGAAATAACTGGAGCAACACCTTCAGGAAATACGCAAATTCAAATATCAGCAGATACAAATCCAAATCCTACATTATATAGGAATGCTACGATTGTGTTTAAAGCAGGAAATATGACGAGAACATTAAAGGTACATCAAGGAACATCAGTTAATCCAACAGTATCAATTAGTGGACCATCAAGTATTTTATTTAGTAAAATAGAAGAATACACAATTACATTTAATACCAAGGGTTATTCCGAGATATTATATTATACTGTTTCAGCAAAAGATTCATCTGGAAATGATGTTAGTAGTATACTTAGCAGTACTGGAGGAACCATTCCAGAAGGAAGTACATCTGTAGTAACAAAAACCACAAATGTAACCAACGATAAAGCTGGTGGATTAAATGGCGTAACAATAAATGTTGTTTTAAAAACAAGTAATAATACAGTATTATCATCAGCATCTTGTGTTGTAGATCTTAAGAAACAAGTTACCCTCACAGTAATTCCATCAGAACTACAAGAAGTAACAAACACATCACCACGAAACATTACTTATACTGTTTCAAGTAGCGATAGTGTATGGACGGCATCTACGTCAGATAATTGGATTACATTAAGCAAATTAAGTGGAAGTGAAGGTGAAAGTTTCACAGCAAGTTTCACAGCACGAGAAGCGCCAGAAACAACACGTACTGGACATATTACAATCACAAATGAAACATCCAGCACCACATTAGATATTAGTCAAACCAAGGAAGATGTTGTCATTACTAAATTATATCTAGTAGTAGAAAGTGGAGACCCAGATAGTATAAAACTTTCAACATCAAAAACAGCAGTAGAGTCAATTAATGCGCCATTTAAAATTGATATAACCAATATTGAGGCTGAAAACGAAAGTTATCCTTATCAATATACAGCAAGCGACACAATAATTTATGTGGGTACATATACATCATCATTAGCGTGGAGTCCATGTAAACCATACAACATAACTGATTTCGGTGGAAGAATTAGTGCCACAGTAACTAGTGGGTACGAACTTGATAAGACTAATATCTATATTATTGAAGGCTCTGAGCCAACAAGTGTCTTGACGATAACACCTGGAGATAAATTCATAGACTATCCAGCAACATCCATTACTTATACAATAGAAAAAAGTGACTCACCAGTTACAGCATCAACAAAGGATTACTTTTTACAAATATCTGGAGCAACAACGGGGGTTGAAGGCGACCAGATTGTTATTACCGTTGACGAAAATGAATATAACGCAACAAGGGTTGGTACTGGTATAACCTTTACTAATAACACAACATCGGTTATACGTAAAATAACACAATATGGAAGCACACAAACATATGTGTATGGCGTAATAAAGCCAGAAGAACCAACTAAAGTTTATTTAAGTACAAATGCTAATACAATACAAGAAATAAGCGTTCCAAAAGAAATTATTATTGAAGACGTTATGGTAGGGGGGGATGGTAGAAAATATTTCGGTAGTGCATATATAGGTGAAAATTATACATCAGGAACAATCACATATGAAGATGAGGAAATACCAACAAGCGTGGATAGTGCAAGTGGAACCCTAGGATGGTACGACCAAAAAGCTTCTGGTTATACATTAAAAACATTAGACATTGAAACGAAAAAATAACATATGGGAGAACCAATTTCATATTTAGGTGGAGGTATTGTTTACAAAGAGGAATACCAAATATATACAGCCCAGACAACTGGTAGTTCGTCTGGCATAACTTATTTTGAAATTGATTATGATAGTAATAAACAAACTATTTATAATGATGATTTCAACTTAAAGAGAGAGGGGATAGTATCAAAAATTATAGAGAAACCATTTGGTGAAATTTGGAACAAAGAAGAAGCAACAACCACACCAGCATTTAAGGAAGATTTCTTAAATGGAATATGCGAACAACCTAAGGTAAGTGTAAATATAACAGTAAACAGGGGTAGGGCATCAGCATTTGAAAGTCATTTTAAACTTACAGAATGCAATACTCTTGAAGATCTGGAAAATTATGGGAATAACTTTTTTAATCTTTAGAGAAAAAAATGAACAGTGGATTATACGGAACAATAAGACCAGCAATAATTGATGTCAATAATGATGTTGATATTTATTATCACTATAGGCCAACAAGAGGAACAGACTCGGAAGATTACTCTGGATTCAAACAAGTAACCAATCCTAGTTCTTGGTTAGAGCAGAGCACAACAGAAAGTAGCGTTTCTCTGAATGGTCTTTACAATCTTCGTCTACCAATGAATGTGTTCAATATGACTGGTATTTATACTATTTACATCAAACCAAAGGAAATTCCCGTTAGAATCACAGATGTTAGCGTATTGGAGGCTTATCCAGAGGTTAAGGGTGTTGTGTTTACAGTGTCGGATTTCAATGGATTAGACGATCTTACTGGTTATAGAATTGAATACTACGACACAAATAGTGACGGTACTTTTTCAGTAAATAAAGTATCCAGAATAATAACATCTTGCAATCGTTGCGAGCCAGTAAAAGTGGCAGTGAGTGATTCATATCCAAAAGCAACAAGATACAGATTATCAAATAACACAGCTAACGGTTTGTTTTTCTGCACAGTAACACCATCGTCATCCAGTAGTTATAGGCCAAATTCAATACCATTTATAGGTGTTCCTGGTGGCTATGTGCATGTCATTAACACTAGTTTCAATCCAGTTATGATGGAGATTGAAATGGTTGAACACGATGCAGAGACGATTTCAACAATGATCGAGGGTAGTCAAATTAGGGATCTTGATAATGGATTAATCACAACATACAACAAAGACAAAGAGATATATGCGCAACATGAATATTACACATTAAAGAGTGAAAGTGGTGTACCATTGTATGATGTTAAAGATAAGAAAACTACTATAGATACAACACAAGACTATAATAATATTGTTGGTGAATAGTTGGTTATGGGTAAATATATTAAATCAAAGACTAATTATGTCTTAAAGACAGAACATTCAAAAACACCGAATGGCAGAATCTACGAAAGAGATTATATGACCATTTCGGACATGGATAGTTTTTCACCAGATGAAAGCCCGATATACGGAAGTTCCAATTTTAAGTTTGTTGTTCGTAATGGCATAAACCTTAAGAAAAAGCACGGAATTGGGCAATGGCTTCCAAATTGCACTACTGGAGAATCATGGACTATTAATTGTTTAGGTGAAAACACATCAAAAGAATCCAAGATTATATTAAATCCAAACTATGAGTCAGTATTGGACTTTGCTTATTATGGCTCAGCTATTGATTTAATTAGAGCATCAATTACTAACATTATTCTAAATTTTCCAGCTGAAATGTATTTTACCGAGCGCGAATTTAGGGTTAATAACAGTGTCGTTGGTTATGTAATTGAAAATGATTTCGCTATTGATATTAATACAGAATCAATATACACCTCAGAATTTGAAAATAAACTTAGGTATTTTTGTGAAAGTTATAACAATTATAATATAATAAATGGAACTGGGGTAACAGAAGTTGTATCTTGGGAAGTAACCAAGGGTGATAAAATACCGTGTGATAGTGCAACAGGTACATATAAATTAGCAACAGTTAAGATAAATGGTATTACTATATATGTATATCTTGTAAACGGGGAAACAATATTAGTTTCTAAAGATAAGAAGGCTGGTCTTAGAATTAGGCCAAAAGAATCTTTTATTGAGAATTTCTATGAGAAGCTTAATGACTTTGAGAAAATATTGGTAAATAGAAAAACAAAGCCACTATATAAAGCCGTTTTCAATACACCATACGAAAATGAACAAGGGTTTTTTACATCCAAACAAGAATATATTTGGCCAAACAAATATGAATGGAATTTAGATATTACCACTTATGCTTATGAGACATATCTTGGTAGATTAGTGCAGTTAGCATCCTTCCACGATGAATACGACTCAGACAACATATGGAGATCTATGACTCACGAAGCTATTAAGAATTTAGACTGGACCTTTATTAGAGAGAAGTCTAATAATCCAGAAGAAGAAGTAAAACTTGATAGTAGTAGAATTGAGGCCATATTAAAAATATGGGGTAGACAATACGATGACCTAAAGAGATATACTGATAATATTTCAAGAATTGGAAATATTACCTACGACAAGAAGAATAATGCAAGCGATTACTTCTTAACAGATTTAGTAACATTAAGTGGATTTGGAAGCAAAGCAACAAATCCATCAATGGATAATTCAATCAAAACTAATGTACTATTTAGTGGTGAGACAGATGGTTATACATCAGTAGATGCAAATATAAATTTCCTCAGGATTTTAAAGTTAAATTCCCCATATTTGCGTAGAATGAAAGGTACCAGGATGGGAATTGAAACAATGATTAAACTCTTTGGTTTCAAGGATGAGGATTTTACAATTAATGAAGATATACTAATTGCCAAAGGTAAGGGGTCCACATATCCTAATTTTGAAAAAGTAAAAACACATAATGAAAATAAAATATCTTTCCCCAAATCTAAATATGCAACACCAGATCCACTCTATGGCTTACCACTAAGAGAAGTTAGTGTTGTAAGTGGGGAATCTATATATAATTATGTTATTCCTTGGTATAACCCCAAAGCAAAATATGATAAGGAATTATATTTCCAAATGAACGGAGGATGGGGTAAGAGAGATAAGAAAAAAGTAAGAATACCAGACACAACAAGTAGTATTACAATATCATCAACTTCCGAATATACAATATACGATGAAGATATGAGTAATATGAAATTCGCTGGCAGAATAGACGGTATGCTCTCATTAGGTAGTTATGTGGTTAAAGCCAAGGATATTTGTTATGTGTCAGATATTAGCGACATTGAAGATAGATATATACATAAAGATTCTGGTGTGACTGGATATAACCATTCTCACTATTTTGTACTAGAAAACGAAAAATATCTAACCAAATTAGGATATATTACTGGAACAACACCAGAGAATTCTTCCTATGGATGGAGAAATATTGAAGTGAGTGAATATTCAGACGAGAAGAAGATAACTAATGACGGAAAAAGAGTACTTTATCTTGAATCAATTATAGATAACACAGAGAATAATGCGCCACACTTCGGGGATGGTAAATATGACGATGGTAAGGAATATATAATTCGTATGGAGAACCCATTCCAAGGTGCAATTGAAAATGGTGATTATTACTTCTATTCAGATGCCCAATTAAATGATTTGAAAAGTATTGGATATTCAATGGTTAAGCCTTATGGTGGTCATGATAATAAAAAATGTTGGTATTTTTCAAACACAAACACAACAAGTTCAATGAGGGAAAACGGTGCCGCAATGGATAGATGCAAAAATGTAACAGCAATAACACCATACAATCCAGAAGGTGGTGAAATATATGATGAGGCAGCAGCGAACTCCATTGTTAATGTGAAGACAATGTCACTCGTATTTAACGTTCCAGAAAAGTTTCTTGGAGAATATGAAGAATATATTAACGATAAGGTAATGTTTTATGTTAAACAGATGATCCCATCAACAACATTACTTACTTATAAAGTTGAAAAAAAATAAGATAATGTTTTGATTTATAAAAAAAACGACTCGTAAGAATTTATACGAGTCATTTTTTTAGATAACTTTCTTGCGTGAAAGTTCCTTACTATACTTCCTAAGTTTAATCAAGGAGTCTCGTTTTATCTGACGAATACGTTCACTAGTATAGCCAAATTTAAAGGCAGTATCCTCCAAACTATGCTCTTCACCACAACCGATACCAAAGAGGTACTTTATAATTTCAGCTTCCTTTGGTTTAAGTCCAACAAGAACCGTATTAACAAAGGTTTCAGCATATTCACGGTCCATCGCACCCTCATATTCATTTTGACTACTTGTTTTTGATGTGAAGTCTGGGCTATCTTCAAAAGTTGAGTCATTATCAGAAAGAGAAGAACTAATAGATGTCAAATCAAGATCAAAAATTTCGGCACGATTTGTGATTTTGGTCTTATATTCCTTTTCAAACAAGTCAATAAGCTCATCAACCTCTGGAAGCCTACCTTCAGTAAGGAAGAATTTGTTCTTCAGTTTTGATGTTTTTGTTGCTAATCTACTAGGATTTGTCTTATGTACCAAGCTATTTTTGAGGATGAAGATACTAATGTTTCTTCTAATGTAATGAACCGCATATGAGATAAATCTATTATTCATATTAGGATCAAAACTTTTCAAAGCGTCCATAAGTCCGAGATTACCCTCATTAACAAGGTCCATAACAACAGAGTTCTGTGCATATTTTTTAGCAACAGCATAAATAAAGAGTTGATAAGAATTAATAATCTTATCACGGGCATTCATATCACCATTGAAGTATTTGGTGAAGAGTTCTTTTTCTTCCTTTTCATCAAGTGGATGAAAATTTCTAGCATCCTTAAGAAAAGAAGCCACAAGATCGCTATTTTCAGCAAAAGTCAGACTAGGTCTGGTAACATCTATAACTGATTTACCCATTGAATTGTGATTTAAGAGTGTTCAACATTTTTGTTTCGTTCAAAGACCAGCATTTACATTTCTTTGTAGAATCCTTAAGAGGAACTGGTGCGAGTTCAAGTGTTTTAATAACATAGCCAGAGGGGAGTGCGGTCTTGATTTTTTCAAGAGCGTTGTTCATATTTGTTTCATTAGAACAAACAAGTCCATCTTCAGTGGATGTACAAGAAGTACAATTGACACACATAGGCTTAAAGTGTTGCGAAGCATTAGGGCATACACCATCTACGAGTTCAGCCCCACAAAAAATACAATTTTCCATTATTCCTTAGTCCAAGTTTTTTTATTAGATACATATTTGTAGTCACCAGCAGTAAGACCACCCTTATTAGACATGTAAAGAACCAAATCAATGATATACTCAATGTTATCCCAAATATACTGGTAGAGCTCCCACATATAAGCCTTTACATCATCATCAAAATCAACACCTTGAGGATCTTCTTCAGTCCCCTTAATATGCTCATCATATCTACCTATAATACGAGAAACATCCTCAAGAACATAAGTACCACCGAAGAGATTCCACTGGTCAATACCCCAGCCAAACCTTCCATTTCTAGTTTCAGAATCAAAAGCAAACCCCTCAAACTTAATATTTGGTATGAGCTTGAGATGGTCTTCGTTTAGTGTAATTGTTTTAATTGCCATAGTTTAAAAATTTTTTAATATATTACGTTGTTCTTTAGTTAATTTTTCAGGGTATCTGTAATCAATTCTAATTACAAAGTTACCAAATCCCATATTTCTTCCAAATTGGTCAATAATTGGCATTCCCTTACCCATTATTGTAATTTTAGTTTTATCGTGTGTTAATTCAGGAACAGTGAATTTAATCACCTCACCATCAATATTCTCAACCTCACCCTCATACCCCAACATTATCTTATTAAAAGGTTGTATCTCTTTATACACGATATCATTGCCAATTCTTTCCAATTTATCATCTTTTTTTATTTTTATCTGAACCAGCAAATCTCCGTTTGGTCCACCCTCATCACTGGTAGCTCCCCTTCCACCGAAAGTTAATGTCCCTTCAAACATGCCGCGAGGTATTTCAATTGTTTCTTTAACAGTTTCATATTCTACACCACTTCCACCACAATAATGACAAGGAGAAGTTTTTTCTCGGCCAGTACCATTACAATATTGACAAGTTGTTTCAGTGACAATGGTTGTGTACCCCTTGGTTTCAGTCTTTCTCATACGTCCAGTACCATTACAATGAGGACATTTATGTTCCTTACCATCAGAGGAACCAGTACCGTTACAATGAGAGCAAGATTTAGGTTTATTAACCAATATTTCCTTAGTACATCCAAAGTATGATTCGCTTAAAGTAATTTCAATTGAGGCCCCAATGTTATCACCACGTCTTGGTACATTCCTAAAGCCGCCCATACCAAATCCAGGAAACCCACCAAACCCAAAGTCATCATCAAAATTTGGCCAAGAATTTCCACCAGCTTGTTGGAAATCATATTTTTTCCTCTCGCTCTCATCAGAAAGAACTGTGTTTGCGTGGGATATTTCCTTAAACATATCTTCAGCCTTCTTCTTCTCATCAGACGTAGCATTAACCCACTTATCTGGGTGCCATTTCTTACTAAGGCGTTTAAAGTTACGTTTACAAACATCTTGAAAGTCTTTACCTTGGAGTTTTCTTTCCTCTTCAGTAATTTCTAGAATATCATAAAGGTTTTTTTCTTCCATTTCTTATTTCTTAAATGTTAACAACTGCAAAGATAAATGTAATTTTTCAAATAAACAACTATTTATTTAAAAATATTGTATATAAATGCAAAATATTCTCACAAATAATGTTAAGTCTCTAAAATTAAGGCTTCTTCAAGATAAGTATTTTGACTTCATGTTATATAAAGGAGGTGCAAATTATCCTTATCTTGATGAGGAATGTTTTGCTGTCACTATTTCACCAGAAGATTATAACACAACAAGCAGAACAATTATCTCCAAGAGTGAGTGGGCAGACGCCGTTAACGAGGATGTAGTATTGGAAAACCCTGGGTTTACTGGAGTTGATAACGGTCTCTTTACATATGATAAGAATAGGATATCAAACAAGGAATTCTTGGATGCATATATAAATTGCACAATGGACTTGAGTGTATATGGTAAAAAACTTTTCCTTCACGGTGTAAGTGGAAACACTGGTCTATATGAATACCCAATGGAATTAAAGGAGGATTATCTTGAAATGAAAGGTGGTTTTCTTCAAGGGTTCTTTAAAGTTGAGGGATATGATTATCAAACGTTACCCAGTAAAATGGATAACGAATGGAATCTTGGTTTTGTTCTCAGACCAATGGATTACGAAGTAAGTCCAAAGACAATGAATACTAGACACCCACAAAGTAATGGTATATTCTTCTATATGGGCACTAGGGCTGAAAATAAATTCTGGCACTACTATAAGGTAGATACTGGTGTAACTGGAGAGTTTGCGAGCAGATATAGTGAAGAGTTATATGTGTCAGATGATAATGACTGCCCTTGTAATATAGAAGGTATAGAAACACCAAACTGCGACTTCATAGAAGATGTTGATAAACCATGGGAAGATGAATATTGGGAGAAAACCGTTAAAATTGAAAGTAATGACTTTGAAACTAAGACTGGCATTGAATCAGACAATAAAGATCATTATGAAATTGAGACTGACAATAAATTCATATTCTTTAATAGAACAAAAACTGGTTTTACTGTTAGCGACTGGGAAGAGGGCGTAAAGGTTTTACTTGAAGGCAAAAAAAGGCCCAACATTAATTGGTTCCCTCTTATGAATAGAACAGCTACAGGATGGACAGTTCAGACCGCCGAGAAATATATTGAAGAGGAATATGAAGGTGATAAGTATGATATTCTGAAGGATACATATAACAATTGCTTTGCACTAAGAATAACCCCAGAGGGTGCAATTGGATATAGATACGGCATATATAATTGCGAAGCTGAATCATTTGACATTGTTGAGGAGTATAGTAAAAACGGACTTATCAAGAAGGAAGAATGGAACAGTATCGTGGTTAAATTCAAAACAGATACTGTTGATAAATGCGAGAAAAGAAAAGGAAGGAAAATGAAAATATATATTTATATAGGTACTAATTTAGTTTTTGTATCTAAAGAATTACCAGTCTTATCCTTTAAAGCACTGGATGATGCTTACCAAAAACAAGAGACTGTACCTTATAATATATCTATAGGTGGAGGTACACAAGGTTTAATGGAGGAAATTTTTCCAGATTACTTTGCAACAACGGAATACGAACTCCCATTAGAGCGAAATTTTGGTGGAACATTCATTGGCGATTTGAAATCTTTTAAGTTCTACACCTGTCCATTAGATTACGCTAGCACAATAAAAATAAATGATTAACTATAATATAACCATGACAAACGAAACATGTTTTCAAACCAACAGTGAACATTTAACATATTTTAAATTAGATCCTACAACCAGCGGATACGAGGGTGATATACGCAAAGGATGCGCCCTCTCTAGTACCGAAATTGATACAAATTTCCATTATTTAAGAGGCTCAGATATTAAGGATGTTGTTCTTGATGATGCAACGAAGAATCTTAAAATTACGAGAGTGAACGGTGATGTTATTTGGGTGACTGGATTCACACAAGCTACTGTGTTTACAGATGAGACACTTAAGGGTATAGGAAGTCAGCTTGACCCAATTGGCTTATCAGATGAAACCAAGAGCACAATTGCTACACTTACTAGTCAAGTTGCATCACTACAAGAGGAAATAAATAGGCTCACCGACACAATTAAGAATGTTATATGGACCACATTAGCTGGCACACCTAATCAAACAGAGATTGTTCAAACACAAGACGGAAAAATTAGAATCGGGTTTTCACCAGAAGCATTCTTTATGGCAGATGAATTATCTTAACGAAGTTTGAAATATATGAGAAGGAATGTAATAAGAATAACTGAAACTGAAATTAAAACCATAGTTTTTGAGTCAGTGAAGAAGGTGCTCAACGAGCACCATCAAGGGAAACTATTATCCGAAAACAGAGAAAGCAAAAACATAAACAATGTCCGTAAGTACATTGAAAGTAGGGGTATCACGAACCCAAAAGAGGTTAAGGAGATATTGGATG